AGAGAAGAGAATAGCGAAGCATTCGCAGGCAATCACTCAGCAACATCCACCTCGTTTTATATCTTTGATGAAGCGTCAGCAGTTCCTAACGCTATATGGGAAGTTGCAAGTGGCGGATTGACTGACGGTGAGCCCATGTGGTTTGTCTTTGGCAACCCGACCCGGAATAAAGGAGAGTTCCGCGAATGCTTTAGGAAGTATCGCGCTGAATGGGGTCACAGGAATATTGATTCTCGCAGTGTGAAGATAACCAACAAAAGATATTTAGCCAAGCAAATCGAATTGCATGGTGTTGACAGCGATAGAATCAAAGTCCGTGTACTTGGTAAGTTCCCTTCGCAGTCTGAAAACCAATATGTGAGTGAGGCGGTTGTTAAACAAGCGCAAGTGCGCGTAGTCCCAGACGAGCGCGCTAGTCCTTTGATCGGTGGTATAGACTTCGGCAGGTCTGGAAGTGATCCAACTGTTATACGTTTCCGTCGTGGTCGTGATGCCAGGACAATACCGCCTAAAAAGTTCCGAGAGCGTGACTCGACCATACTTGCGGGCAAGATAGCTGAATACCTGGACGAGCTGAATAACAACCCGCTATACAAGTACGATAAACTCTTTGGTGATGGTGACGGACTTGGTGGGCCTATCATTGATATTATTAACAGGCTTGGTTATGAAGTAATCGAGGTTAACAGCGCAAGCAGGGCGGACAATGAGCAGCACTATAGCAATAAGCGTGCTGAAATGGCGGCAAGGCGTAAGGCCTGGTTAGATACCGGCTGTATTGATGAGTGTCCATTGCTTGAAGAAGATATCTGCGCTGATGAGTTGCTACTTGATTCTAAAATGCGCCAATTGATGATGAGTAAAAAGGATATTGCTGTTGATCTTGGCAGGTCAACTGATGACGGTGACGCTTTGAACTTAACTTTTGCATATCATGTCGCACCAAAAGCGAATCTTTACGAGACTTTGTATAACAGCAAAGGAAAATTGCGAACAGCTGACACTGTTTCTGACACCGGGCATGTGTTGCGTGATCAAGTTAGGTCTAACAATAATAAACTGAGGACGGCGTAAGCATGTACGACGTTAAGCCTTATCCATTTCCAAAGACGGCCATCACTTTAATTGAAGAGTGGGGATATCCTCGGCCAATGACTGACGACGATAAGGATTCTATCTTCTTACAGGTCGGGGATTTTGATGCGCTTGTGTGGTTCCACCCCCTGAAAAGTGTTGATGTTCAAGACATTATGGCAATCCATATGGCTAAGAACCCAAAGACCAGAGGGGAAACAATGGGTATCGAAACCTGGCCCCAAGTGGTAGAGTTTGGAAAAAGTCAGGGCTGGAAAGGTTTTGTGATGTTCAAATCGGGTGAACCTATGGTAGAGTTCGTCGAATCGCTTGGATTTAACAGGTCTGCCAGTATGCAAAACTGGCATATTTACGATTTAAGGTAACATTATGAGTGATGTAGTTGAGGATGTTGGTGATGCGCTTACAGAAGGCGCAAGCAGCATCGCCCGTACCGGAAGGAAACTTACGAGCGGTGATCCTTTAGGCTTTGCAGAGGATATTGTTAAGTTTGCAGTTGATCCATTTGATATTTTAAGCAAGGTTAACCAAGAGATTAGACGCCCATTTGAACAAGGCGCCGGTCCTGGTGTTGACGTTGGTGTTAATCTTGGTGGCGCAACACGCCCTGCACCAAATCTATCTAACCAGGCAATTATTGACGCTTTGTTATTGGCTAGAGGAAAACGAGGCGCTGCTTCTGGCAGGCAGTCAACAATAAGAACCGGGCCTTTAGGTCTAACAAACCTAGCACCAGGACAGGGCGCTGAATTGATAGGTGTTAGATAATGGCTGCACATGTAAGCGGTTTTGCATCGCCGGTTAATAATCCCGGCAGTAGTACCAAGCTCCAGCGGCAGACCTGGAAGGAATTGCGCGACGAAGTGCAAAGCGAAGGCTGGGAAAGTCACTGGCAAGAAATAAGTTTGTTTTCAGCACCACGCAAAAAGAAGTTTATTGATACCGATAATAGAAATGATGGTGCCGCGAAAAATCAAGAGATACTCAACACAACAATTTTAAAAGCCTCCAATACTTTAGCATCCGGCATGGTGTCCGGTATCACTTCACCTTCAAGGCCCTGGTTTAAACTGGCTGTTAACAATGAAGTCCTTAAGGAATCAGGCCCGGTTAAAGTATGGCTTGAGCAAGTTACAACAATCCTGCTTGAGATAATGGGTAAGTCCAATATCTACAAGGTGTTCCATAGCACATACAAGGACTTGGGGCTTTACGGTACAGCGGCCCAATCAATTGAGTTCGACCCTAAAGACGTTATCAGAGCTTTCCCTTATCCAATCGGTTCTTATGTTGTTGGTCTTGATGATCGTTTAAGGGCTAGCATCTTTTACCATCAAGTCGAATATCGCGTGCATCAGCTTGTTAGCAAGTTTGGTCTTGAGAATTGCAGCGATGCAGTCAAGAGCATGTACAAGGCTAATAACCTTAATCAAAAAATTGAAGTCATTCACGGCCTTGAGCCTAACGACCTGCGCAACCTTAACTCAGCATTGCCAACTGACATGAAAGTTAGGTCAATATGGTTTGAGAAAAGCGGTAAGAGTGACAAGTTCCTGCGTAAAAGTGGCTTTGAAGAATTGCCGGTGATGGTGCCTCGATGGGTAACAAACGGCACTGAGCCTTACGGGTCTTCTCCTGGTATGGAAGTGCTTGGCGTTAACAAGTCAATACAGGTGAAAGAAAAGCGTAAGAATACTGTTGTTGATAAGCTATCTGACCCGCCAATGGTTGGGCCTGCATCATTGCAACAAACAGGCGCTACACTTATCTCTGGTGAAATTACTTACATCGAATCCAATGTTAATAATGGTAAGTTCGAGCCTGCGCATAAAGTTGACCCTAATGCTATTACCGCTATCCGTGAAGACATTGCAGAACAAAAGCAGGAAATAAGGGACGCTTTCTTCACTGATTTGTTTTTATTGATATCAGATATTGAACGTAGTGGTGTAACAGCTACAGAGATTATTGCTAAGCAACAAGAAAAACTTTTGATGCTTGGTCCTGTCCTTCAGAATATTGATGACGATTTACTTAACCCTACAGTTGATAGAATATTTAATATTGCGTTCCGTAATGGTTTATTGCCACCAATACCGCAAGAACTTCAAGGCCAGGAACTTAAAGTTGAATACATTTCTATACTGCACCAGGCCCAGCGTGCTGTTGGCATTAACTCAATTAAAGATACCGTTGCTTTTGTCATTAGCTTGGCTGAAGTTAATCCACAAGTATTAGACAAGGTTGATTTCGATCAGGCGGTTGATGAGGTCGCTGACATGAACGGAACGCCAGCAACTATTATTAGGTCTGATGACGATGTTAAGTTAATTAGAGAAGCGCGGGATAGGCAAATTGCGCTGCAACAATCAGCAGCTAACATACCGGAGGCGGCTAATACCGTTAAGACATTGAGCGAAACGCCGGTTGGGGATCAAGGCGAAACGGCCCTGGATGCGGTAGGGCAACGCTAAATGTCTGATAACGAAAACAAATTGCTTACCGAGCATACTGAAAAGACCCGGAAGGAAAAGAAGAATAATGATAGACAACAAGAGCTTAATAAGTTACAAAGCGAGAACGATATAAGGTTCGTGATGAGTTCTGCACAAGGCAGGCGATTTGTTTGGGCCTTATTGGCTGAATGCGGTATTTACAGTTTGTCATTTAGGAATGATGGTTATACTGATTTCCGTGAAGGTATGAGAAATATTGGTTTAATGTATTTGGCGAAGACGGAAAATTTAGCGCCTCAAGATTATATTAAGATGATGAATGAAAGTGTTGGTACGGACGTAAAAGAATCAAGCGGTAAAAAAGCAACTAACTAAAATGAGAAAATAATATTATGGCAGACGGTGATGACGATTTAGGTACAGGTACAGGTACAGGCACAGGTGGCGCGGGTGGTGATGACGCGGCTAAAGAAATTATTAATGATCCTGGTAAGTTAAATCTCGATGACCCAGCTGGTGGCGATGATGCCGCCGCTGCCGCTAAAGGCAACGATGCCGATAAAGGTGGTGATGCCGATAAAGGTGGTGATGCAGATAAAGGTGGTGATGATGCCGCTGCTATCAAATTAAAAGCTGACGCCGATGCTAAAACTGCTGCTGACGCTGCTAAAGCAAACGAAAGTGAATACACAGAATTCAAGCTTCCAGAGGGAATGCCAGTTAATAGTGAAATGATGGCGAAATTTAACCCGCTCGCAAAAGAGTTGGGTTTGTCTCAAGATCAAGCACAAAAGCTAGTGGACCTTCAAAGCGAGGCGATGATAAAGGCAACAAGTCAGGAAAATATTTCTGCGCTTGTGCTGAAAGCTCAGGACGCTATTATTGATGCGCAGAGCAAAGCATGGTTGGAGGAATTGAAAGCCGATGAGGAAATAGGCGGAGCAAAGTTGGACGAGTCTACTAAACGTGCCAACCAAGCTCTGGTGAGATTCGGTGATGATAAGCTCCGAGCTGATATGAAAAAGTTTGGCCTGGAATCGAACCCAGGTTTGTTAAGAATGTTTAACCGGATCGCATTAGCCGTTGGCGAAGACGTACTTGGAGACAAGGACGCTATTCAAAATGGAGGGAATGCTAACCTAACGCAAGCCCAAGTAATGTATCCAGAACTAGCTAACATATAACATAAGCTTAATTTAAGCTAAGGAAAATAAAATGCCAGTTATTAACGATCAATTTCAAACGCTTCTTGATTTAGCGCAGCAATCGAATATGAAAGGCGAGATTCAAACAATTATTGAATTATTGTCTGAAGTGAACCCGATTATAGGTGACGCGCCAGCAATGGAGTGTAATCAGGGTACGACTCACCTAACAACCATGAGAACAGGACTGCCACAAGTTACCTGGCGTAAACTGTATCAAGGTGTTCAGCCAAGCAAGTCAACCAAAGTTCAAGTTAAAGATACCACAGGTATGCTTGAAGCCTGGACAGAAGTTGACGCTAAGCTGCTTATGCTTGCCAAAGACAAACAAAAGTTCATGCTGAACGAATCAAAATCTTTCTTGGAAGCAATGTCTCAAGAAATGGCTACGGGCTTTTTCTACCACGACACCGCGACTGATCCCGAGAAGTTTATGGGCTTGGCCCCTCGTTTTAATTCTTTGGCTGCGGAAAATGGTAGTCAGATTATTGACGCAGGTGGTACGGGTTCGGATAACCTTTCAGTCTGGTTCATCACCTTTGGTGAGAATTTAACCTCGCTTCTGTTTCCTGAAGGTACACAAGCTGGTCTTCAGAGAGACTTTAAAGGCATTCAGACAAAAGAAAATAACGACGGCAGTTTGTACGATGTTGCGCGTGAAAAGTTTGAATGGGATATCGGACTGACTGTTCAGGATTGGCGTTACATTGCTCGCGTAGCAAATGTTGATGTGAATGATTTAAGAGCCGGGACTGTTGATATCGAAGACTTTATGATTGATGCTTACTATCAGTTGCAAGGTCGCTTAAGCGGTCAGAATACTGGCAGAACTTTTATTTATTGCAACACGCGTGTTAAAACTGCTTTACACAAACGGGCGAAGGACCAGGCTAATGTTAATTTAGTGATCGAGAATTTTGAAGGTCGTGAAATTATCAAGTTCTTGGGAATTCCTATTCGTGAAACTGAGGCGCTGGTAAGCACCGAAGAACGAGTAGTTTAATCGCTGATTGAGTTTTGACTTAATCATATTTTATTAATTAAGGTTCCGGGAGGTTCCAAAATGATTTTAGATTTACAAAACCTATTTAGCGACCAGCAAGCAATTGTTGATGACGCTCTCAGCGATAACATCATTGATTTGGGTGTGCCAGGTACGCCAGTAAAAGCGACTGTTGCACTTGATCAGGATGTTGGTGCTGGTAATCCCATTCCGCTTTTGATTCAGGTGACTGAAGACTTTACCTTGTTGGATAGTCTTACTGTTCAGGTTGTTACTGATGAGGATGTGGCTTTCGGTAGCGCAACCATTTTGTTGGAGCAGACTATCCTACTGGCTGATTTACTTGCCGGTAAGCGATATTCTATGAATATTGTACCTCTGCACGCAGAGGAACGATTTTTGGCTATCAACTATATTGTTAACGGCGCTAACGCTGGCGCTGGTAAAATTGTCGCTGGAATTTCAGCTGGTAATAATACCAACAACAACACTTACTAAAATTAAAGTAAGTTGTTTCACAAAAGCCCGGCATGCCGGGCTTTTTGGGCAAAAGTTTTCAAATAAAATATAGGAATATTTATTATGGCATCACAATTGATAAGAGTAAGAGCAATTCAAAGAGGATACTATGGCGGCGTTATGAGAATACCCGGCGCTAAGGATGGGTCTGATAGGTTTCACATTAAAGATGAAGCCGCTTTCTCAAAAATATGGATGAGAAAAATTAAACCTAAAGCAATCCCTAAGCTTGGTGACCCTGAGATTGATGGCTCAATAGACCCGTCAGAAGAAGCTCGTCTTATTGTAATTAACAAGATCGCTAATGCTGTGGAACGTCTTGATGAAACAGACGAAGAGCATTGGACCGTTGAAGGTGGTCTGCCTGCTATTGATGTTATAGAGGCAATGATTGGTGAGATTGGTATACAACGTGGTGATGTTGAAGAAGCGGCGCCAGGTTTGGTTAGACCGAACTTCCGTGATGTTAACGATGAAACCAAAGATGATTTGGAAGACGAAGACCTTACGAATGATAATGATCCTCTTGGTTTGAGGACTGACGCTAACGCTGAAAATAAAGAACAGGCAGAAGTTGATCCTGTTAAGCGCGCGCAAGAGAAAAAAGAAAGGGTCATTAAAGCACTTCACGGACTCGATCATTTAAACGACCAGCACTGGACAAAAGACGGCCAACCATTAATGCAGGTTGTTGAACGTCTTGGCGGTTTTCTTGCAAGCGAACTAAGCCGAGAGGAAGTAGTTGCGGCTGAGCCTGACTTCAAGCGTATTGTTGCGGGCGATGAAGGTGGTGGAGCAGCGGCAATATAAGATTGGCTTTATAGGGGGTTAGAGCAACCCCTTTTTTTATACCGAGGTTTATAATGGCTTTAAAAAGTATGAAGCGCACAAAAAAGGAAACTGAAACAGAGAATGAGTTTCAGGAAAATCCTTTTTCGTTTGGTTTGCAAATTGATTTACACGATGACGAGTTAAAAAAACTTGGCATTGATGTAATGCCTCCAGTCGGTACTGAAGTTAAGGTTGGAGCGAAAGCTAAGATAGTATCTGTCAGGGAAGAAGAATTAGTTGACGGCAAGATGGATAGGCATTTGAGAATACAAATAACTGATCTTGAATTATTTGGCGCCGATGGGAAAACGGCAGCAGAAATCCTGTACGGTGATTTAAAGGCTTAAAAATGGCTGACAAGCTTAAAATCTGGAATTTGTCATTAGCAAATATCCAGGAAACTGATTTTATTTCTGATGTTGATGAAGACAGTCAAGAAGCAAATGTCATCAGAGTTTATTACGATGAAGTACGCAAGGCTGCATTAAAAAGACATGACTGGAACTTCGCACGTAAGCGGGTGTTATTAGCTCAAACAGCCAACGACCCGGCTTTTCCTTGGGCTTTTGAGTACGGTTATCCAACCGATTGCATCCAGGCAAGAAGCATTGCAAAGGGATCACCAAGATTCCCTGAAATTCCTTTCGAGACTTCAACTCAAGGCAATCAAAGAGTCATACTGACAAACCAACCAGAAGCTTGCCTTGTTTATACTTTTGACCAGCTTGTCGAAGGTCATTTTAGTGACAGCTTTGTTATTTATTTATCATGGGAAATATCAGCTGTTATCGCTATGCCGATTACTAATAAACGTGCAAATAAAATTGCTGCGGTAGGGCAAGCAACTGTCGAATTACTTATCGCTAAATCGGAAAACATGAATGAGCAGCGACAAGACAGGGACGATATAAAAGAAAACCCATTTACTCTGGCACATGGTTCAAGTTCTAATAGGTCTCGTACGTGGTAGATAAAACGCAAGCATCATTTACTGGCGGCATCATGTCGAAGTCATTGTTTGGCAGAACGGACCTGCCAAGATTTGACGCGAGCGCAAAAGCAATATTAAATTATATCGTTAATAGTTTTGGCGGGTTAAGAAAGCGTGCAGGTTTTCAATTCCTTTTTGGTACAAAGAATAATGGCGATTCAAGGTTAGTCAGATTTAAGTTTAACAACGCGCAAAGTTATATCCTGGAATTCAGCAACCTTGAATTGAGATTTATTCGTGACGGTCAATTGCTTGGCGCTCCGTTTGTGCTTGCAACTTTTTATACCCAGGCTCAACTAAGAGAACTAACATTCAGTCAGTCTGCTGACCTTATGACGATAACGCATGTTGACCATCAACCAAGAGAATTGGTGCGTGTTAGCGATGCAGTCTGGACATTAACGGATAAGCCAGTTGGTCCTTCTGCCGGTCAAATAACTAATTTAACTTTAGAAAGCGGCATCACAGTATCAACTGAATTTGATATCACTGCAATTACTCAAGCCGATCCTGGTGTTTTTACCACATCAGCAGTACCAACATTCGTTGACGGCGATATTGTTACTATACGTGGCGTTGTCGGAATGGACGAATTTAACACTGAGATTTGGGAGATAACTGGTCTGGCAGGTAGTGATTTTAGCGTTAAGGATGTTTATAGCGGTGAGATTATTGACACGACTTTATTCGGAGCTTATGTATCAGACGGTACGGTGGCTGAAGACTTTGGCAGAACATTTTATGAATATGCGGTCACTACTATTGATGCGACAAGTTTTGACGAGGGAAGATCGCTTAACAAAAGTTCGCCAAACCTTACTAATTTAGAAGCTCATGTAACTGACGACGGTAGGTTCAATAAAATATCATGGACGGCAGCACCCAATGCTTTTCGATATAATATTTACAGGGGGCAGAATGGTGTCCTTGGTTTTGTTGGTAGCTCCACTGGTCTTGAGTTTAAGGATAGAAACCATAGCCCGGATTTTTTTAATTCACCACCAGAAACAAATAACATATACCTGGGCGTCACCGCGAACCCATCTTGCTCAGCTTATTTCCAGCAGAGATTCACAAGCGGGGGCAGCTTAAAGAAACCTCAATCTTTAGATTTAAGCAAGATAGGAAAATTTAATAATTTTGACTTTGAGTTTCCTATTTTAGATGACAGCCCTATAAATTTTGTACTTAACGCCCTGGAGGTAAACCAAATACAAAACCTAGTCCCTGTTAAGGGCGGGTTAATGGTTTTTAGTGACGGTCTTGTTTGGTTGGTTACTGGCGGAGGCGGAAAGGGTACACCAATAACACCGACAAGCATTTATGCTGACACTGAAGAAGAAAGAGGTATCGGTTTGCCGCCGCCTGTCCCTGTCGGCAACTCAATATTATATATTGAAAATCGTGGTTCTTTTATTAGAGATTTGGTGTTTGATTTTGATAGTGGTGGTTACATTGGTAATGACTTGACTATTTTCGTCAATGATCTTTTTAAGGATCACAGTATTGTTGAATGGGGTTACGCGAAATTACCTGATTCACTTATTTGGGCTATCCGTGATGATGGAATTTTTCTTACACTAACTTATGTTAAAGAACAAAATGTATTTGCGTGGCATCAACACGAAACGGACGGATTTATTGTAAGTGTTGCCACTGTGCCTGAAGGGGATCGTGACGCACTATATGCTGTTATCAAGCGTAACATTGGTGGTACTGATGAAAGATTTATTGAGAGATTACACCCAAGTAATTTCGCAAGTGTAAGGGACGCATTTTTTGTTGATTCTGGTTTGACTTTTGATAATCCGGTAGCGATAAGCAATATATCATTAAGTGATCCGGTTTTAGTAACAACTGCTACGGTTCATGGTTTAGTTAATAATGATCGCGCTGACCTTTCGGATATTATCGGCACCACTTCACTTAACCTTACTCAATTTATTGTGACAAAGGTTACTGATTTTGCTTACAAGATAGCTGATCTTGGTGGAAACGATGTTGACGGCGCCAACTTAACAACTTATGTGAGTGGTGGATTTTCCAGAAAAGCTCTTACGGTATTTTCCGGCCTTGACCACCTTGAAGGTGAAGAAGTTGCAGTCCTCGGTAATGGCAATGTTATACCAGGCATAACCGTGTCAGGCGGAGAAGTAACACTCCCGTCACCAGTGAGCCGTGTACATGTCGGCTTGGCTTATAAGGGCGAGATTGAAACGATGGACTTGAACCTTGTCAATGTACCCATGCGCGGAAAAGAGAAAAATATCAATGAGGCAGTAATTAAGTTTGAGGATTCCAGAGGTATGCTTGTCGGCCCTGACCGTGAGCATTTAACGCCTATCAAGGAAAGAAAACAGGAAGCCTGGAACAAAGAGATAGAGCTTGTTAATGGTGATGTTAAAGTACCTATTACTTCAACATGGCAGCGTGAGGGTTCGATTATAATGCAGACGCCTGACCCATTACCCTCAACTGTATTGTCGGTGACTTTGAATGCAAACGTCGGCGATTAATGAGTTTGAGCGCAAGCATATAACCGCCTTCTGCCAGGATGTTAGACAGTGCGATATTGACGAGATTAAGGCGGCGTGCGGCCTTAATCCGGCTGAAGTATTGTATGCTTCGTTTGAAAAATCTGGCCCAAAGATAAGTTTTAGTGTTGGTGATGATATAGTCTGTGTCTTTGGAGTCACTGATTTACTTGACTCTGGCGGGATTCCCTGGATGATAGGCACTAATGCAATCGAAAAACACAAGAAAGCATTTTTAAAAGCGTGCAGTTTGATATTCCCAGCATTAAAAGAGGAATATAGTTACCTCGAAAATTATGTCGATGCCAGAAACACGACTTCGATAAAATGGTTAAAGTGGTTAGGTTTTGAAGTTTTTGAACCTCATCCATTTGGGTTAGATAGATTACCTTTTCACAGATTTAGGATGGACTGTCATGTGTGATCCGGGAACAGTTGCACTTACTTTTTCGGTTTTATCGGCTGGTGCTACCGTTTACGGCGCGCAGAAACAATATGAAGCCGCTGGCAAGGCTGGGGTTTTTAATTCACAGATTGCCAAGATAAATGAAAAGTTAGCTTTGCAGAGTGCTGACGATTCGATAATTCGAGGCGCGCAAAAAGAATCTGCGAGCCGTATTAATACTGCTCAACTGATTGGTAGCCAGAGAGCCGCTATCGCCGCTTCGGGAATTGTTGTCGGTGAGGGTACTGCTGCTGACATTGTTGACCAGGCCGTCGCGCTTGGTGAGTTGGACGCGCTGATTATACGTGACAATGCTTTAAGGGAATCAGAGGCTTTCAGGTTAGAGGCTGAGTCAGCCAGGCTTGGTGGTGGTTTGTCAATATCGAGAGCAGAAGGCAGGCAGGAGGCGATAGCTTTTAATGCAGCTTCTGACTTGTTTCAAATCGGCGCGGGTCTAGCGGATAGGTAAAAATATGCCAACAGTACCAATTCAATCAACACCACAACAAGTAACCGGCATTAGCCAGGGACGAGTTAGAGTCTCGGCTGATGAAAGTGATTTTGGCGGTCAGGTCGGTGAGGCGATAAGTAGACTTGGCGGCACTGCTGCTGCACTTGCAGAACGCGCGCGGAAAATCGCTGCGCAAAAAGATATGACCGCAGCAAAGAACGCTTTCCTGCAATACAACGACACGATGAGGCCGTTCTTGCATGGTGAGAATGGTATTTATACACAGCGAGGTCTTGATGCTGACGGCGCATTGGTCCGTACCGGCGAGGAAATCCAAAAGGTAAGTTCTGACACAAGGGCCACTCTGATCAACAGAAGACAAGAGGAAGCATTTGACGTTCTAATAGGTAATCGTCGCCAAAGTACACTTGATGGTGTAGCCAAATACGAAGGCAGACAAAGGCAAGTATCTGATGCAGAAACTACAGCTGCGCTTTTACAGGATTACTTCGATAACGCATTGAACAATCCTGGCGACCAGGGAGCTATTGATGACGCGCTCGCTGGTGTAGAGATAGCCATACGGACCAATGGTCAGGGACAATCTGAAGATGTTATGATGAGCCAGATTGAGGCCGCAAGATCCAATATTCACAAGGGTGTAGTAACAACATTATTGGTTAATGACCCGCAGGCTGCTAGAGATTATTACAATCGTAACAAGGATGATGTTGAAGGCAGGGACCGATCATTAATTGAATCTGCGCTTAAGGCTGGCATTCTCAGGTCTGATTCTCAGGCCAAGACCGATGAAATCATGGCTAACGGTAAAAACCCAGCAGAACAGCTGGATGAAGCGAGAGCGATCACTAACCCTGAGCTTCGTGACGAAACCGTCAAACGTGTCAAATTGCGCCTAGCTGATGATGCAAGCGCGCTGGATACTGAGAAAAAGAAAATAATATCCGATGCCTGGGTACAATTTGACGGACTTGTCAGAGCTGGCGCACCACTTGAAGAATTGCTTAAAATTCAAGAGGTTATGTTTGATCACTCGACAAGAGCCGCGATGGATAAAGTCATCAAGAATATCGTATCCGGTAAGGATATCGTTACTAATTGGCAGCGTTATTACAGTTTGCGCGTAATGTCGATGGATGAACCTCAAAAGTTCAAGGATCTTAATTTAACCAAGTTCTTTGGTGAGCTTGCTACAACTGAGAGAGAAGGCCTTGTCGATATCCAGCAACGTATTAACGCCGATGGTGACACAGCTGGCAGGACGCTAAATCAGCTCGTTACGCAGAGTCTACGGGATATTGGTGTGGACACTGGTGCTGGTGGTGGTAAAAAGGATAAAGAGCGCACAGCTCAATTCTGGCGGCGTGTTGAGGCTGAAATTAAGGAGTTCAAACAGGTTAATAAGCGCGAAGCAACAAGGGAAGACCAGATTAAAATTATTGATGGTTTAATGATCGAAGGTGAAATAAAAGGCCGTACAATATTTAATGATCCCGACAAGTTTTTCTTTGAAGTTAAGCCTGGTGAGGACTTCTTTATTGATGATGTGCCAGCTGACGACAGGGCTCAGATAATCGAAGCGCTTAGGCGAGCAGGG